GGGTCGTTTCGAAAGTCGAGATTTTTGGTACACCCCATGCACTGCGCAGTGGTTCAGTATTAGCACGGTATCAGAAAAAAGAGAGTGATACTATTGTACCACTCCTTCTGTTATATTTTAAATTATCTTATACCTTTCAAGTCTACCTGTATTGTACTTCCATCCCAGTTACCACTGTTTTTTGTCACTATCAACCAGTGCGCACCAACACTTGTAACTTTTGAAGGGTAACTGCCAGTCCCCGGGATTGTTGTTGTTACTGTCCATTCGAATAAGTTAGCGTTTTCTACTGGAATATATACAGCTCCACTGTTTGCATAGGTAGGTATAGATGCTGTTAGAGTGTAACCACCTTGATATTTATAATCAAGTGCTACTATTTGTGTAGTAGACTCCGGTGAAAGTGAGATACCATTTTTATCACCAAGTATGTATCCATAATTTTCAGAACTTGTTAATCTAAAAAGTATCATATTATTTATATTGGATGTATAAGAGCCAGCAAAGTTAAGTACTAAAGGCGAACCACTAGCGCCAAAATTTAATTTAACGGCATCATCAATAGCAACGGCATGTTGTGAACCATTTATTTTACATCCTATTGCATTAAAGTACTGTTTAGCAACGTTTGCGCTAGCTTCATTATGAACATAAATACCGTCACTACCATAAAATTCACAATTTTTAAAAGTATAATTGCAACCTCTTGTACATCCACAGCCTAACGCTGGTTGATTCTCACTAGTAAATTTACAATTCACAACATTTAATGTAGTACCATAACTTGTATCGGTACTTCCATCAAGATGAAAGGCATAAGCAGTTTTACTTGTTGAATGAAAAAATATGCCCTCAATATAAGTATCACCATAAATATTTGCAGGTCCATTAGGATATGCTGTATCGCTAACAATCTCTGGCATATCAATACCAATAAGGTCTATACCTGGATTTTTTGTAAGTACAATACTTTCTTTGTATACACCACCGCAGATTAAAATTGTAACTCTGTTATTTCTACTGCAATATCCCTTTGCAAAGGTAATAGCCTCATTAATTGTATGAAATCTTCCACCATTTTTGGCAACTGTAATAACACTAGGGGTGTCACCATCAAACACAACGTTTTTTAATTCATTTAATGCACTTGTTGTTAAATCAATTTTTTTATTAAATTCAGTATTAGTATTAGTCTGATTTTTTTTAAATGCCTGTAAATCACTGTTAGTATTATTTGCAAGCTCTTTAGCTGTGAGGGCTTCTTTTCTATACTCTTCAACCTGTGCATTATAATTACCAGTATTAACCCAATAATCTGTATTATTAATTTCCACATTTGCAGGCACTGGTACTTTACTCGTAAAGCTATTGCCCATATAAGTTACCACGCTCAACGCTTCATACTGCAAAGCCTTATTCCACTCACCCATAATTTTCGGCACATACCTAGCACCAACATACTGTCTGTTAATTAATTCATTACTCATATTACTCTTACCTCTCTTTCTTAATAGCTTAATACTAAATGTCCATAGTCATAGTTACCAACCCCAATATTATTTTCAATATCTAATCCAGTAGTATTAAATGTTATATTCTTCCAAGTAGCAGGAATATTATAAATAATATATCCACTGTCACTAATAGTAACAAATATCATAGTTGCAAGATATTCACGAACAACGCTCTCTATAAAGCTAGTATCAAAGTTATCAATCCATTCCTGCACCTGCTTTAATTCCTGCTTTAACTTTTCGACATCATTAATAATAGCTTTATCATTTTCAATCAAATTATTAATATAGTCAACGCATTTGCAGATAACTTCATAATAACTTAATTCATCATCATACACTAATGGTAACACTTTAAAGCACCAGAACCTAAACTCTGTTAAATCTTTATAATTTTCGTTCATTATTATCTCCTTTCCCTTTACCATAAAGTAAAGAAACAATCACTACAATCCTCAATAATCATCATATCAATATTGAGAAAAGTCTCTCTAAATTTCTTTAATAAACTGCTATAATTTTCTGTTCCCTGTTTGCCTTTTACTGTCTCAATATATTTATCAGTATTATTAATATTTTCTGTACCATTTCCAGTTTTAGTATCATTCCTTGTCAACGTATCTGTACTTTCATTAGTAGTTGTATTATCTTCATTCACCTTAGTAACTGTAGTCAATGGTACACTATCAGCAATACCTTGAGTATCCATACTATTCTGTGGTGTATCACTAAATCTATTCAAGGTATCAGTATTATTTGTACCACTTTCACTACTCACATTTTTACTTGTACCACTATTAGTCTCTGTATTATTACTTGTTTTATTACTTGTACCGCTACCCTCTCTATTCCTAGTCAAATCTACATCATAAAAAGGATTAAACTCAAGCAACTCGCTTTTATACAACTGATTGTAATATGGCATAATCTCATTGAGCTTAGCATTTAACGCCAGCTTCCACCTGCCTACAGTTTCATGTGCAATCTCTCTTGTATAATAATGCTTTAATATTTTCCTGCATAAAACTTGTCTATAGTTTTCATCAAATATAGGAAAGTCAAAATTAAAAACCTTATTCCAACACTTATCTAAAATACTATCAACATTATCTGCACCCTCACTCTCACTCAAGCCTGCACTATTTTCACAGATAAATCGCACCTCTGTTGTATACTTACTCATTATTTTTCACCACCTTTACCTATATCAATTTCGTTACTTAAATTTGCTTGATTAACATCATAAGTATCAAGTACCTGCATGTCCTCTCTATAATCAACACTAATGTTCAACCCAAACATTCTGTTAATCTGTTCACACGCCTGCTGTCTCATAAACAGTCTTGAATACCTACTAGCAATAGTACCACCTAAGTTTCTTTGTACTTCATCAGTTATCATTCTTTCTTTCTTTATAGTATTAACATTACTAATACCTAAGTAAGTTAGCGCTTCATTCCAGTATTGAGTCTTTAACTCATACAGCTTATCGGCAACGTATGGACTTGTTGTATCAAACGTTTTAATACCACTTAAATCTAAATTCTTATCACCAAAAATGAATGGTTCATTACCCATATATTGTGCATATAGATTTTTCATTACCAATCTTTGATTTTCAGTACAAGTAATAATCTTAGGTGTTTTTTGCTGTATCACATTCACATCAATAGTCCTCTGTATTTCATACAGCCTTTTACTCATTTCCTGTACATCAAGTATGCTGTTAGTGTGTAACATGTTATTAAAAATAATAACACTGTTACTAGGGTCAAGTTTAATTTGATAACCATTTTGTGCAAAGGCTGTTCTTGTAATAGGTATTCTGTAAACATCAAGAGCGCCACCAATCATAACTTGTAAACCTAAATAACCCATGACTTCATCTTTAAAAAATACTGCCATTCCGTCATTGAAAAGTGCTAGTTCTAAGAACCTTGCGTCAATAGTATCGGGTAAGTTCTTCCAGTCAAACATTGATATGCTTAATTCTGTTAGTCTATTAACATACTGTAGATATGTTCGCTGATTTTGTAAGAAAGATTCGGTCTGTGCTTTTCTTCCTTTTCTACTCATTGTCTCACCTCTTTTCTAACTAGGACTGTTATCTAATGAATAGTTACCTATTTCACTAGCATTTTTCCAAAATGTAATACCATTGTCAAAAATATTTTTAATTGCAGTAATATCATTGTTATTGCAGTTATTTGAAATTACATTGCAATCTATGGTTTTTGTGTATGTCCAGTGTGGTCTTACATTTATATTGGGTACTTTAACTTGCTTTGTTGCATATCCGAACATTGTAAAATAATCATCTATTGATTTAGCAATTTCCGGTTGAACGTGAGTATTACACCAATAAAAATCATTAAAGTTTGCATCAAACATGCTGTTATTACCACCGCCGCCATGCGTCCCAACAGGCAACCTTTTTGCATGTTCATTTTGAAGCATCACATTTCTTACTGTGTTAAATCCACTTAATACAAGTCCACCGCTTATAGGTGCTGACATTCCACCACTACCAATAGCGCTCATTATACCTGTTTGAATTTGTGCTAAGCCATATCCGACTTGGCTATCCATAGTTACTTTATTTTGTGCAGAATATATTTTATAGGTATCTGAAATCCATGGTAATTGTGGCGAACAATGAAAGTCTAAACTAAAATTGAATGCATTGTTACTATCACCATTAGCAGATGTTTGATTAGATGAACTGCCATTATAGTTTAATGGAGTAGCCATATAATAACCATTTATAAAATCTGCATACACTTCAAAAGTAACAAAAGGGTTATCCGTGTCTCGCTCAAACAGTTCCCACCTATATTCGTTAGTTACCCCACTTCCGTTAGTTAATGACAAATAACAATATGGATAACTAAACAATTTTTTATTTTTAGGTGTATAGGTTCCTATTTTAGTTGACGGCTTTCTACATGAGAATGGAGTTGGCTTATTTTTTTCTATTGCATCAATAGGTATTCGAGTTAAATCGACATTTCTACTTGTCAATAGTCTTTCTGGTATCATAAAGCATGAAATTACTGCATCTGCAACGCCTTTATCAGATAGACCACGAAGATAGCTCATAAATTCGTTTACTTCCGTAAATGAATATATTGTTGAGGGAGAAATTATTCCACAATAATTAACCGCCTTTGTCTGTAAATTCTGTGATACATCATATGGTGATAAACAGCAATATCTCCATTCATTAAATAAACCGCTATGATGAACTTGGTCATATTGCATTTGTCCAGTTGGCAGATTTTCGTCAATAATCCAATCATTAAAAGTATCACTTGCATGATGTTCTCTCTCAACAAAACTCTCTTTAAGGGTACAGTCAAAAAGAAACCATGTCTGCATGACATCAATAGTAAAATACACATTACTAACTTTATCGTTTACATATTCAATATTAGTAATAAAAGCATAAAACCACTTAGTACTATAATTACTATTTTGGAACATCATATAGTTACAATTATAAATACTCTCTGCACTTGCACTCATTCTCACAACACCTTGTTGTCCGTTAATTCTCTGAAAACTAGCTTTATCCATAGTCTTGCTAACTTTACTTTCAAAATAACTTTTTTGCGCACTCCTGCTTGTAAAGTAAATAGTATCTTTATAACTACTATCTATCGGTACACCACTACATAATTTGATAACACTATTAGGTTGTATCTGCATATCTTCACCACCTTTTCAATAGCAGGAAAGCAATTATGCTCTCCTGCTATATTCAATCTACGCAACTGTAATAGTTGCTTCACCGACCTTAGTACTATCGAACGTGCTAGTAGCCTTTACAGTAATAGTTCCTGCTGTAGCGTCACTATTAATCTTAAGCACACCAGTACTTGAAATACTAGCCTTAGCACCCTCTGGAGCAATACTCCAAATAACACTCTGTGGTGCATAGTTATCAGTATCAACAGTAACACTCAACTGTAACTGACCACCTGCACTAACTGTAGCTTGACTTGGTGTAACTGTAACTGTTTTTACAGTTGGCACACCTGCAACAAATACAGCATTGTTAGAGAACGGAGAAATACTAAATGTTTTCCATACATGATACCAGTAGTTCCAATAAAGACCCTCACCATTGTACTGCTCTGTAAAGTTCTGATAGTTATCGAATATCATAAACCAGTCACTATCTACCATTACACAAGGTATAGCGTCAAGTGCTTCAAGTTCTGCTTTTTCTATCTTTGTATAAGTTGGGTCATCAGCAAAGAGAATATTTAATCTCTCAATGTCTAAATCACCAAAACTATCTACAAGTACATGGTGCCCGTCAAACTCTGCTCTATCCATATTAAAAGCACTAGCAAGCACTTCAACATTCATAGTAGCATCAAACTGTGAATTGACTAACAAATACTGCTCCTGCTTAGGTGTATGGTTCATAACCCCTGCAAGATTATTTTTTGAGTTAAGGAAAGTAAACTTGTTTGATACTCCCTTGATAGTACTAACAATACTATTCATGTTTGCTGTATTAATAGCAGGAATAGTAACTGGGTTCATTAGTCCATTTAAGATATGTTTTGCAAGCATATACTTCATAGTCTGAAACTCGTCATAGTTAGCACCAGTATACATAGCGTCTACAATCTTAGCAATCAAATCTGTAATGCCGTCAATAGACAGAAAAGCCTGTCTCAACTGGTCATTTGAAATTGTAGCTTTGTAGAACTTCTGATAGTTCATAATGTGAAACGCACTGCGTACATCAGGAATTTCACGTTTGAACACATTAGACTCTGCAACTTGTGGGTCATACTGAAACGGCTTTGCAATATTAACGAATACCTCTTCGATAGACTCACCAAACTCAAGCATACCCTTTTTAAACATAGCCCATGGATTGTCATATGATTTGCTTGTTAAAATTACTCTGCCTATTCTGTTTACAAGAGCAGATAAAAATTCATTCTGCAAAGCAGGATAGTCCATAATTACCGCGCCAATTTCTCTGATTGAGTCAGAGTCTGCTGTAGCCTGTGGTACATAATCTCTGTAATTTGTGCTTGCGTTCTTTCTTATTGCATTTAAGATGTCAACGCTTGAATTAGTAAGTGTCTTAATTTTTGGTTTTGTAGCCATAATTCCTAGCCCTCTCTTTCTTTAAATAAATCATCAAAGGAAATGTCTTTACCATCATCAGTAATATCTTCCTTTTGTTCTCTCATTACTATTGTAGGGTCTGTTCCCTCTTTGCCCTCAAAAAATCGTGCTTTATATTTTTCTCTCCACTCATTGTCATTCTGTTCATATTTTGCTTTCCAATCAGTAGTATCATTTGCACGTGTTTCAAGGTCGTTGAATGTATCGGTAAAATTCTCAATCATAGTAAGCGTGCTATCATCAGCGCTATCGCCTGCTAAACCTTTTACTGCACTCATAAAATCATCGTGTGAAAGTACTGCCATTTTTCTCACCTCTTTTCTGTTTAAAATAACGGTCTGCACATCATCCAAATCGGCATTCCTTTTCGTTTAGTTGGTGTAGGTGGTGTAGGTGGTGTAGGTGGTGTAACACCAGTTAGGTATTCATACCAGTTACTAGCATATGTTAATCTGTTACTTAATGCTTCAACTCCTGCTCGTTCTCTTTCATATAGATATGCTTTGCAGGCTTCAGAAACATCTGTTAATTTTGAAAACTCTGCACCAGTATACCCATAACCGAGTGACGGCTTAGGTATCCATTGACCACCATAATGGTTTATTATTTCATCCCACATTAACTGTGTCTGTATTTCACCAGTAGCCCAGTCAACACCATAAGCAGTTGCATAATCTGTTAGGTTACTGCTAGGTGTCCATTGTATCAAGCCCCAACCACTTCTTGCACTTGCTGTTTGTTTCATACCCGGATTAATGTTGGACTCTTGTTGAAGATTACCTAGCATACCTGCCACACTTTCAATGGTAAAACCTTTACTGTTAAAATATCCATAAAACTCTGTAGCGTTGTTTTCCATTTCAGATTGTGTTAAATATGCATTTACTCCAACTTTAACTATCCATGCCATTATCTTATACCTAACCTAAAAAGTTTATTCCATGTGTTTTTACCACACTCACCATCAACGCTTAGTCCGTAATTTGTCTGAAAATTTTCACATGCCCTTACACATCCTGCGCCATATTTTGTATCAATGCTACCAGTATAATATCCTAACTTTGCCATGAGTATTTCAAACACTGTTACATCAGCACAAGATGAACCTCTTTTTAGTAAATTCATATTATAACCTGCACTTCCTTTGTCTCCATTATATCGTAAATGATAACTCCAACCATAACTAGGTGTATAATATTTTCTTATACAAATTTCTTTACCAGTCTGGTCTCCTGATTTACGTCCTTTTGTAGTTCCATTTTCGTCAATACTTGCATGAACTATATGCTCACTATCTGTTGAAACGCAAACATGATGTCCTACTGCTAAGTGAATATCGCCTTTTTTAAAAGGTCTGTTACAAGAAGTAAAACCACAACGTTTTAACTGTTCATATAAATTTCTTGTTGTACTGTTTACATTCACATTAAAACCTGCTTTTTGTAAAGCATCTGCAACTAATGAACTGCAATCATAGTCAGGATTACCACTTCTGTGTATTTGTGAATATCCATGTGAATTGTCATTTGCTATTGCAACCATAAAGTCTGTGTATGTGTCAACTTTACTCATTATTATCACTTCTTTCTACATTTAGAATGTCACATAATTTCTGCAATATTAATGTGTTATCATTTAATGCAGTTGTAAACTTGTCTGTTTCTGCCTTGTGACTATCATTAAGTTTCATACAATACCACGCTAAACATAAGCACATTACTATAGGAAATCCTACTGTTGTGATAGCCTGCATAATAACGTTTATATCCATGCTTTTATCTCCTTTCATTTTAATCTATTTTAATTATATCATATTACTTGATATTTTGCAATATATATGTTATAATAAATTGAGATAAATATAGGCAATTTTAAGAAAAGAGTACAACAATATGAGTGAAAATAAATACTATGACGGCACTAAATTACTTTCAATGAAAGACATAAATGGGTTAAAGCCTGAGTTATTTATGTGTACTACTAATAGAAGCGGTGGCAAGACAACATACTTTGGCAGATTATTAATAAATAGATTTTTGAAATATGGTAAAAAATTCTGTTTAATCTATAGGTATAATTACGAACTGGATGACGTAGCTAATAAATTCTTCAAGGATTTACAGACATTGTTCTTTAGAAATTATACTATGGAAAGTGAAAGATGCGCGAGTGGTATCTATCATAGTTTGTTTTTAAATGAACAACATTGTGGTTATGCTATTAGTTTAAATAGTGCAGACCAGTTGAAAAAATATAGTCACCTGCTTAGTGATACTGATAGTATGTTATTTGATGAATTTCAGAGCGAAACTAATCACTACTGTAGTGATGAAATAAGAAAATTTATTAGCGTACATACCAGTATAGCAAGAGGTCATGGAGAGCAAGCGAGGTATCTTCCGGTATATATGTTAAGTAATGCGGTTAGTATTATTAACCCTTATTATACAGAGCTGGGAATATCTGAAAGATTAAACAGTGAAACTAATTTCTTAAAGGGTGACGGATTCGTACTGGAAAGTGGCTTCATAGAAACTGCAAGCAAAGCACAAAAAGAGAGTGGTTTTAATAGAGCATTTAAGAATAACCAGTATGTTGCATATTCGAGTGAGAATGTGTACTTAAATGATAACACTGCTTTTATTGATACACCAGTAGGAAAAGGAAAATATGTTGCAACACTAAGATATATGGGTCATGATTATGCAGTGAAACAATATAGTGAACAGGGTTTCTTATATATTGATGATAAAGCAGATAGTACTTTTAGAAGTAAAATAAGCGTTACTGTTAATGACCATGATATTAACTATGTTATGTTAAAACAGAATGATTTATTTATCAGTCAGTTAAGATATTATTTTGAAAAAGGTTGTTTTAGATTTAAGAATCTTAAATGTAAAGAAGTCTTATTTAAGACTATTAGTTATTAGGTATCTGCTATTGTATGTTCACTTGATACTGCTAGGTAGCACGTTTGGAAGATAACGCTAGTATGTATTGTCGTAAATGCTGTGCGCTTGTGTTCTGCAATAGTTATAGATATAGAAAAGGCAAGAGTTTTTACTCCTGCCTTTTTGTTTTTTATTTATAACAATTTAATATTAAGTGACTAATATCACTTTTAGCTTCGTGTAATATTTTTGATATAGTTGTATTAAAATCACATGGTATTCTTATTTCATATTCATTACTATTTATTTTAATATATAACTGTATTGTCACCTTATTGTATTCTTCTCTCAATTTATAGCCATTAAATTCAAGTTTTGTATATTCTTCAACTAAACATTCTAATATAAAATCAGCAAATTTATTAAATTTTGTCATATCGTATTTATCTTCTATTATATCTGGTACAAAGTTTGCAAATATATTATTTTCATTTTTATTTATCATACTTTTTCTCCTTTACTTATAAAAATGATTGTGGATATCTGTTGCAATTAATATGTTTAATGATAATACAATTTCTCTTGTATCTTTTTTCTTTATAAAATCATATGATAATAACTTCGATATGTATAAACCATTTAAACAATATTCTATTTTATACTGCTCTGTGTATGGCACATCATAAAACTCGATTGAACCTCTAAATCTTTTACGTAGTTCCTGCACTACTTTTTCCATTTTATCATTCATATTTTACTCCTTAATCAAAATATATATAAACTAACATTATTGCTATAAATACTAATACAGCCATTTCCATCATATTCATCTCCCTCTTGTAAAATAAACACAATCATATTTGTACTTGCAGAAACAGCAAATATGATTACAAGTTTTTTCATACTTTTTTGCTTTATATCTGTAATATAAATTTACTAACAATGTTATCATATTTTTCCCTCCTTTGCATGATGTAATACATCTTTAATATCTCTTGTAACATAAAATATATTGCAACAATAACATCCTGTTATGTTATTACATGCATCACAATTCTTATAAACTAATTTCTGAAGTTTATGTTTCAATATTATAATTAATAATCTGTTTAACATAATGCTTCACCTCATTTCATATGTCGTGTCCACTAGTAATACACCACCTTTAATTCTCTTAGGTAATAATTTCCCGGGAACACATAAACCAACTTTAAAATCACTATAGTCTCTTTTTGTTTCTAAGAATTTTAATTCACTCTGTGTATAGTTATCACTCTCCTTTACTTCATATCCCTGCATTGATTTGTTAAATAAATCTTTGCATTTCTGTGGCATACCTGCACATTTAATGTCATTGTATGGTTCATCAACTGGAATTAAATCGTTATGAGTTATGTGTTCTATATATGTTTTCTGCCTTGTAAAAATAGCTGTGTCCCAACTGCTCTCAAGTTTCCAACAACAGAATTTTACTGGGTCTACTGTTATTCCTTTTATCTTATCAGCAGGTAAGTCACAATGTATGCTGTCGGTGTCAGCGTAAATAAATCCTGCTTTGTCTACACCATAATAGTTCTTTTGAGCGGCTGTGATTGTAAAGTTACGCGCATATGATGTTATTGCACTGCCAGTTGCTATATGTCCAACTTTTTTATTATTGGCAGGCACTATGTAAAAACCTATACTTTCATCCTCTTTAACATATGCAACCTTAAAACTACTATTGGAACTACTAGCAAGTTTACCATAAAGATTATTGAGAAACAGTTTTGCTTCCGTGCGTTTTGCACCTTTACTGTTCATTTTAATTTCTGCGTAATGATTGATGTAATTATCAAATATTCCTATGTCAGAATAAAACCAACACCCGTCTAAGATTTCAAAGTCAACGAGTTCATAGTGCTTTAACATTAACTTGTAATCTGTCATAGTTACTGTCATTATTTGTGCAGTATCTTTTATATTACCATTGATATCTTTATAGTATCTATTATAGTTTCCGTTTTTGTCTAATACATCGCTAGTTGTTAATGACTCTGTACCTTTATATAAATGGTTGCCTTTTATCTGAATAAATGGTAACATATTTTCTTTAATATAAAAGCGTGTTTTTATACGTAAAAAGTAATATTTATTTTCTCCTATAGCTTCATTGGGTATTATATTACCACTCCAAAAATATGGTTTTCCTATTGGAAAATAATTCCCACTTTGTGAATGCATCATACTAGGATATAATGAGTTCACATCAGCTGTCACACCATTGTGTCTAACTATATTTTCTTTTCCTTTTACTAAATAACACCAACCCCCTCTATAACTATGTCGTATATATTCATCAGCATTCGATGAACCATAAATATTTTTATCAAGTGTAAATTCATCAAGGGCAGGAAATAAATCGTTGTAGTCATAAGCACCTAATGAGTTTTTGTATTCTGCTACACAACACGAACCTATTGTTAATTTATCGTGTCCATCATTAAATAACTGTTCAAGTGCTTCTTTAACTACTAATACGTCATTTGCTATATATTTCTTTTCTTTATCAGTTATATTGCAACCTGCATATCTGTAGCCAACATATTCCATATCTAATTTTTGGTGCTTTGTTTTAAAAGATTTTCCTATTTGCTTTACTGAAAATGGTAATAACTTTAAGCTATCTCTTAATTCGATAAAATGATTATTAACTTTAATAGTAACCATATACCATTGACCCATCGATGATATAGTATATCTGAATGTGTTATTTTGCATGTATTTTTCTTTTATAAATTCACCTTGTGTTCCGTCTTTATTAAATGACTCATATGCTTGATTATATTTTAAATCTGTTAATAAATATGATAGCCAAAAATTTCCGTCAAATTTAAGATTGTGATAGTATGCTATTATGTCACAATCTAATGACTTAAAATAATTAAACTGTTCATTTATAGAATGAAAAATCTGAACGTTTTCGGTGTATAATTCTACGCTTGCACTAGCCCACACTTCAGTAGATTTCTGACCCTCATATACTGTAGTCTCAAAATCACACATAAATTTTCTATAGTTTCTCATATATTATCTAAATCAGTAAATCCAAAATATTCGTTAATATCATTAGATTGTATTGCTGATATTCGTGACATATCGTGATTTGATAATAAAGGTATTAAATCTTCTGTTTTTGCCTGCACTACTTCTGAATATACACTCTCATTTATACTATCTATGGCAGATATAATTTCTTCTTCATTTTGTTGTAAATAATACTCGTACTGTTCACTTCCAAAATCTTCTTGCATTTGTTTTATAATTCCTAAAACAGTATAGTAAAAATTTTCGAGATTATAGTCTATAGCTTCACCACCATGTGTGTATGCTTGTTTTTTACTAGGTAAAGCCTGCAATCTTGAAATAATACTATCTGTCACTGTATAAGTTTCTGCGCTTTGTCTTTGTGCTATTTCTGATTGTAAATCTTGCAAAGTATCTTGTGATATTCTTTTTGGAAAAGCTTTTAACCCTTGTGTATCAATACCTTGTTGCTCTGCTTTGTCTAATATAGCTTGATATGCTTTTTGATTTTTTGATAGTCGTTTCTTTGCCATACTCATTTTTCTCCTCTCTGAATTAATAAGACCCCTGCTAACTTAATAGCAAGGGTCAGCAGAAAAATAAAATTTATTTTACTGATTTTACATCAAGAGCACAATCGATATAAGGTCTGCCTGCCTTTGTTGTACCGCTAACTTTAATAACACTAAATGATTTGCCATGCATAATGTTAGCAATATTATCAAAACTACGCTTGAAAGTAGCTGACTGACAAGAGAATACTTCATTGTCTGGTGTAATGATTGATAATATATCAACGCTATCTCCGTTTTCTTTTTCGTCTGTAAATGTAAGATATCCTGCTACTGAAATACTTGTGTTGTCCGTTACATCCTTTAATGACTGAATACCTCTATCTAATGTCATTAAATACTGCTCTACCTCTGTAAAATCCTTTGACTGTGAATTAATTGTAATTGCCATGTTTGTTTATCTCCTTTTCTTTTTTATTCTGCGTCTGACTGCTCTGTCTCAATCGCTTTACGTGTAGCAGGGTCAAGTATCTTTGCGCCCTTGATGAAGTCTGCTTCATCCATGCCATAAAGTTCGTTAACCTCTTTAAGTTCACGAATTGCAACAATAGTGCAATCATCTGTGTTATACTGCTTTGATACTCTCTTTAACACCTTGTCCTTGTCAGCAATCTTACCAGTGAGTGTAAACTCCTGCTCGAATGTTTCCGCTGTCTGTAGATTTACACATAAAGCTGTAACTAATGTTGAAATAATTGTACGTGTAACCATTGGTTTTCTCATAGTCTTTTCTCCTTTTCTTTGTGCTATGATTTGTAAAGTTAAATGTAATAAAGTTGTAACACCAACATGTGGTGTAACAGTAGTCAAGTTAATTTTTGCAATCTATTTAACGATAGCTTTACTATCTCTTGACTATTATACATGAAAGAAAATCATCTGCCCTATGACGAATTGCAATCTTACAATCCTCACGATATATAGTTTCTATAGTAGCGCCTAGTTTGTCAGTTTCAACCTCAATCTTTTGTGTATTGGGGTCTGTAATAAGTTGTGCATATAATGTTTCTATCAATGTTAATTACTTCCTTTTTCTTTGAGGAGACCACACTATTGAGTGTCGTATTGTCTATCAATAGTGCGGTATCATAGTATTAAAGCAAACGTTTTGTAAAAGATGTATTACCTCTTTACATATTATATAGTACAGTAATAATATAAATACAGTATGACTAAATTGTGAACATTTTATGAACTTTTCAATATTTAGTTTCTGCAATTTACGAAAATTTACGAAAATACATACGATTTAATAAGCATTGTGAATAATAACCTTATAATAAATATAGTAAATGTTATTACATCTTAGCATAAAACGTCTTTCATCTTCGGATATATTACCTATGTCATTTAAATACAATATTTTATAAAATAATAAATTTGAAACATGCTGTAATAATATTAAAGCTTTATATTTAGGATAACACAGAGTAATAAAACAGTTGTACTCATAGCGTATAATTCGCTCTAATTTATGCAATCTCTTATTCATATTATAAAATCTCCTTTATATTAACACCTAATTTAAAACGCTTATGCATATCACTAATACTTTTTTCCAATTTAATACGTTCATACATTTCATCAATACACATATTCTCATAATAATCATTCAATGCTACTAACCACATATTTGCGCCATATATCATACGTGTATAAGAAGCTATAAGGTTAATTAATAACATTATATCAGCTCGAAAACTTGTAGGTTCAATAAACTTAGTAGTCCATATAAACTTTCTTATCATTCTGTATCTACGATATATTATTTTATATTTGTCTCTATAAAAACTCATACTATAAAAAATCTCCTTTCAATTATTCTGTGATAAAGCTTAACTATCTTATCAGAGATTTCCTTTGATGATACACCAGTTATCATATCATAATCAAGTGTATCAAGGAAAAACCTCTTTTCTCCAAGTTCACGTGTTTTAACTATAACGTACCACATGTTCTCTATATTCGCATAACCATAAAAAACATTGCCCTTTACCTTTTTAGCAACCTTACTTGCTATCTCTACGACAAAATCCTCGTAAATTTCGTCAATTTCTGTTTGTGTATTTTTTGCAATTTTATAAAACATTTTTACCTCTTTTCTATTCTTCTATATCCACTTGTAACATATTCTCATTTTCTACAACCTTAAAGCTCACCACTTTCATTTTCTTTAATTGCTTATCTGCCATAATTTGTGATTTTCTATATAGTTCGTATATGTCGTACTGTACATCATGCAAGCGAAAATTTCCAGTTGTACAAAATCTCACTAATGTGCCTAGTTTTATGTTGTTTGTCATATTTTTCACCTCTTTTCATTGTTTACTATATTCAGTTGAAAAGCCTATGCGTGGACTTGCACCACGCTGTGCACTTTACGCTTAGGCTGTGAAAAAATTTTTATGATTTTAAATCTATTATTATGCAACTATATCCTTCGTCCTCTACTGAATAAATAGTATCTATCAAATAATCAAAATATTTATTAGGAATATCTTTAGCCAAACCATGCCATTCTTCAATTCTATATTTTGTACTAAAAACTATTTCTTCAGTACTCAATAGTACTCTATATATGTCTTGTACTGTCAAATTATTTCACCTCTTTTCTGTTTTCGTCAAGTTCTACTGCATTTTCTAAAAAATCTTTTTCAGTAATACCATATAGCTTTGAAGATTTCTCTGCATTTACAAGTTTTAAGAATTTTGCACTATTGCTATAATCTATTGCAAACTGTTTTTCAATATCCTTATCGCTTAAATCTCCGATATAAGACTCATTTAAGGCTATAACTTCGTTTGTGTCAAGATTAAAAGCCATAATCTCTGCATTAGTTGTTACGATTGTTCTTGTTATCATTTTTTCTTTTCTCATAGTTTTTTGACTCCGTTTCTTTTTTGTGCTTGTTTATTTTGTTACTTGCTGATATTGCTATCAGTGATACAAGAGAGTCGGAGTTGCACCGACTCGACAGCTTTTAAACTGTCCAAAACTCTTGCCTTGTTTTTGTAATATATAAGTGACCAATTAATTCGCCTAACTTATTATATACCTCAACCCCCAATGTAAATATATTAAAATTATATGATAACACCGTCAAATGTCCAAATTTATAATCAGTCGGTTTATCTAAAATAAGTTCATTAAGCCATTCAAGCCAGTCATTATAGATGACTCTTTTTATTTTGCTAGGATTAGCGTAACAGTCTTCCAAAGTTCTATAGTCTAAATGCTCCGGTTCGTACTTTAACTTTTTTACCTCAAAAGTTTCACCATTCAATTTAATATACTGCTTCATACTATACACCTTTAGTACTCTCCTTAAGTACCCCTTTCCTTTATCTTTAAGTACATTATAACAGTCATTTGTGAATAGCGTATGTACAAAATGTAAACAAATTGTGAACATTTTTTATAGTACTATGGTACTAAGTTAGACACAACTAACTTTGCGCACTCACGGTACCACACTGACGTGCTAATGCTGTACCACTGCAATGCGTCACCACTTTACCACTGCGCAGTGCATGGGGTGTACCAAAAATCTCGACTTTCGAAACGACCCC